AAGATAAAGAGCTTTTACGGTAACAAATTGTCCGGTACAGATGATTCGGTTAACTACGCTGGTCATGGAAAACACCAGGCTTACCAACTGGCTATGTAAAAATGGTCCGTCAGGTAGCAATACCTGAATGAAAACTTTGTGAATTGTCGGGAACCCCACCATGATTGGGGAATCCGCAGCCAAGCGCCACAGTAATGTGGTGAAGGTTCAGAGACTAGGTTAGACGGCCCCACTGGGGCTATGAAAACCCACGAGTGCAAAGCACCCCAAGGGGTGAAGAGATAGTCCGAACTTGCGGGATGGTAAACCGTAAGAAGTAGGGGATAAAGAGCCTCTGCGGTAACAAATTGAAACGCGGTAAGCAGATGAAGCGCGATTGGGAAGATATGCTTTCTCAAAACGTAGCGCGAACAGCGGGCGATTCAACAACCGCTCGTGTATCTGCTGGCCTCCCAAGCTGGTTAGCAACCAACTGGGTGTCGATGAATCCGTCCTCGGGTTCCCCGGCAGCTTCGGCTGGTACTGGTACTAACACGATGACAGAGGCGACTGCCACTGCTTCCATTACGGAAGCTGGCATCAAAAATGTCATCTTGGATGCGTTTAACTCGGGCGGCAGCCCGGACATGATCCTTTGTCCTGCGACTATCAAGCAGGCCATATCGGGTCTTTCGTCCAACGCTGGCCCTGGGTACGCGATTCGGAATGAAATCAAAGGCAACGGTAGTGTCACCGCAGTAAACGCGGTCGACATCTATGTCAGCGACTTTGGTTCATTCAAGATCGTGCCAGATCGTAACCTGGATTCCACGGAACACGTTTTCTTCTTGGATATGGATTATTTCTCGCTGAATGTTCTGCGGGATTGGTCCGTTGTTGAACTCGCCAAAACGGGTGATGCGACAAAACAGATGCTGCTCTACGAGGCAGGTCTATGCTCTAAGAATGAAAAAGCGTCCGGCATCCTGGCCGATTGTGCGGCGTAAAAAACGGAAGGGGGTGGGGCAACTCGCCCCCTTTTTTTATGAAAGAACTTGAAAAAGCAGCAAAGAAAATGCTCAAGGGCAAAGCCCCGAAAGCACCACCCAAACCAGAAGAACCAACGGACGCGATTGGTTGGCTGAAAAAAGCCTACATCGACCATNNCCCGGCTGACGGTGCGCCAAAGGTGGGGAAAATCGGATATGTCTAAGGTAGTTTTGGACAACAAATTCGGTCGNCAGACCGATATGCACTTTGACGATACCGCCAATACCTTCCGGTTTAACACTCACCAGAACGCGACNCCAATCCTTGAACACAACAAACGTAAGTTCAACGATTACGGTGACAAGCTCTCGGTGGGTAAAAGGGGCGAGTGGCATCATGTCTCGTCCATCCCGANTACGNNNTGGGAAAAGTGGATNAAGGAAACTGACGGGGATATTCAGAAAGATCCAAGGATTCTCGCAGCGTACTTGAACGATCCCGATTACAAATATTTTAAAGTGGCTCCGACAACCATTTGAGGCAATTATGAGAAATGTAAACTCCAACGTGTTCCGTCCAGGTGTAACGCAGACCATCTCTGCGACTACCTCCAGCGCGGCGACTTCCAATGCTTTTGCAACCCAGGTGAACGAGGTGATGGTGACGGCTACCGCAGCCTGTTTCATTACATTCGGCACAGCCCCCACTGCAACGACATCCCATGTCTATGTAGCGGCAGGCACACCGTATTTCTTCCGGGTGAGCGAAGCCAACAAGTGCGCGGCGATTACCGCAGCCAGCACATCCACGGTATATGTGACCGAGCTGACACGGTGAATGTGGCGATCGTTGGGTTGGCTCCGTCCACTCACGATGACGCTCCGTTTGAAGATCCAAATTGGGAAGTCTGGGGATTACCTTGGGATGAAGACAGATGGCCTTATCTTGATCGGCTGTTTGAGATTCACCCACTGGAATTACTGAAAAAACCAGAGGCAAGGCGCAGGCCCGGATACCTGGANAGGCTACGGAGCCTCACTGCACCGCTGTATATGCAATCTGAATATCCAGAAATCCCCAACGCGATCCCTTATCCGGTAGAGAGTGTTATTTCAGAGCTGGGGAAGGATTATTTCAACTCCTCCATCGCTTACCTGATGGCACTCGCCATCACCGAAGGTGCAGACAGGATTGGGATCTGTGGATATGGCAGACCTAGAATCTACTCCTGGTGATCCGTCCTACACTTCTGAGTTTTCTTACCAGCGGCCCAACCTTGAATACTTGATTGGGTTCGCCAGGGGCAGGGGGATTTACGTTGACATCCCTGACCAATCCCCTTTAACAAAATTTCATGGTGAGGGTATCCCACTAGGGGTGATGTACCCCTCGTACCCGACCAGATATGGATATTTGAACTGATGGCGATTTCAACTTACGCGGAATTACAAACAGCGGTAGCGAACTGGCTGGATAGAGATGACCTCACAGCCCGGATACCCGAATTCATCGCATTGGCTGAAGCCCGGTATAACCGCGAGCTGCGTATTCGGAAGATGGAGACAACCGCCACTGATACCACAGTCGGCGGCACAAGATCGTATGCGTTGCCGACAGGCTGGTTACAGGGTCGCAATATGCAGCTCAACACCGACCCCATTACTCCGTTGGAGTATCTCACTCCAGAGATGATGGACCGGCTGTGGGCTGGATCGACAACTGGTAAACCGTTGACCTTTACGATTATCGGTGACAATTATTTATTAGGACCAGCACCGGATTCCGCTTACACCGTCGAGCTTGTCTATTACAAAAAGTTCACCGCGCTTTCCGATTCGGCAACGACCAACGATATGCTGACGGATAATCCAGACGTATATCTTTACGCCTCCTTGCTAGAGGCTGAACCCTTCCTCGCTAACGATGCTCGCGTTCAGTTGTGGATGGCGGCGTTCAAAGAGGCAATCACAAACATCCAAAACGCAGACAGTCAAGACAGGCACTCTGGTAACGCTCTGCGAATAGTCACTACTGCGGGTAATCCCTAATGGCATTAGAATCTGGAACTTACTTAGACGATCTCGTAAATACGAACCCGACTGCGAGTGATAACGTAAGTCAGGGTGACGATCATCTCCGATTAATCAAAAGGGTCTTAAAGAATTCATTCCCCTCAGTGGACGCGGCTGTAAACGCGATCCACACCGGAACTTCCGCACCGTCCACCAGCATTGCACAAGGGCTGTTGTGGGTAGATACGACAAACAATGTCCTCAAGCTGTACGATGGAACCTCCTGGGTTGTCCTACCAATCAGCCCGGCTACCTCTTACAAGCTCATGGGATCACTCACCGCAGGGTGGACCATGCCTACCGCAGACGGCACAGACGGTCAGGTGATGAAAACCGATGGATCTGGGGCATTCACCTTTGTTGATCCTGGTTCTGTNCTGACCGCTGGNGAAGGTATAGACATCTCCACCAACACNATCTCTGGTGAGGATGCGTCTGATTCNAACAAGGGCATAGCGACATTCAACACCGCTAACTTTTCCAATTCCTCCGGTGACATCACAATCAAGGACGGTGGCGTAGCTAACGCGGAACTTGTTAATTCCTGACCGCTGGCGAAGGTATAGACATCTCCACCAACACCATCTCTGGTGAGGATGCGTCTGATTCAAACAAGGGCATAGCGACATTCAACACCGCTAACTTTTCCAATTCCTCCGGTGACATCACAATCAAGGACGGTGGCGTAGCTAACGCGGAACTTGTTAATTCCTCGATCACAGTTTCTGATGGGTCAAATTCTACTGCGACCGCTCTCGGCGGCACAATCACTTACGCTGGCGGTGAAGGTATAGACGTTGCTGAATCCTCTGGCACGATCACCGTATCAGGTGAGGACGCTTCTGATTCAAACAAGGGTATAGCGACATTCAACACCGCTAACTTTGCCAATTCCTCCGGCGACATCACGATAAAGGATGGCGGTGTAGCCAACGCAGAACTGGCTGACATGGCGGCGAATACCGTTAAGGTGCGTAATGCTAATTCCTCCGGTGTACCTTCCGACCTTGCTCTAGCAACTACAGAGATAATGATCGGTGAT